CCATATGGCTCATAGCGGTAGCAGTTGCATCTTTCATTCGTGATGCGATATACTCTTTACCGTCAGTAACGACGATGTTAGGAACAGTTATTTCTTTAGTAACGTTCCCTTCTGGATTTGTAACGGTGATCTTAAGTTCACCTGTTACTTTGATGTTGTCATTAATCATACCCATCTCCTTTGTTAAACATAAGCTCCGGCACATAGCGGAGTTTCATTCATATAATGTCCACCGCATGTACGATCTTCCGTATCAGTATACATAAAGTTGACAATTAGTCCAGCGTTTGTTAGCTCGCCGTAAGTTATTGTATCAGCATTAATAACTGCGTTGTTTATTCTTTCTGCAGCCCCTATAACACCCGTATTTGGTAGCTGTTTTATAGTATCTAAAGCACTGGTGTGCATGAACGTATAGTTCATGCTTGTATGAAGCCCATTAACCTGTGCTTCGTAATCTACATCACGGAACCTAAAGGCACTTTGTACAAACTCAAGTGCATACCATCTGACTGCATCACCTCCTACACCACCTAATAAACCTTCATTAAACATACCAGCGTAGTCTTCATTCATCAGATAACCGGTATCTACTAGTCGTTCTGCGTAATCATCACCTATACCTTTATGGTAACCACGGAGAGATGGTGACTCATTACCATCGTTCATGTAAGCAAAATCAGGGTATAGATAACTAGATTCACCAAGTATTAGATTTAAGTTAATACTTTCAGAAGCTGTTGCTGTGTCTGAATAGGCTACAGTTACAGCAAAAGTATTGATAGTTTCTGATGGACTAAACGCATCTGATAGTGGGTGTGTTGGACTAAATACAGCAGACTCAGTTACTGAAACTGGATCAGCGTCAGCATCTGCGTCGCTACGATCAAAGTCCACATTCTCTGTAAACGTCTTAACATTAATTTCAGTAACAGTTACAGAATCAGATTTAGCTAAGTTTACAGTAAACGCATCGATTGTTTCTGTTGGAGTACTAATAGAATCTGAAAACGCAGGTCTAACATCAAACTTAGTAATAGATTCACTAGGAGTTACAGTCTCAGTTTTAACAAGACTTGGATTATTTTTAATTCCTTCTACTGCTGTAACCGAATCAGTTTTAGGTATTTCAGGGTTTAAAGCAGGAGAATCTGAAGCTGTTGCTGTGTCTGCGACATCAGGTCGCGTAAAGTTTTTAGCTGTAGTTTCTGTAATACTTGGTGAATCTGTAAGTCCTTTAGTAACAGCAAACGTATTAATTTGTTCTGCTATGTTAATTGGATCAGGGTCTACATCATCGTCACTAGGGTCAAAGTCAACAGAAGAATTAATAATTTTAATATTATCACCAGACATAGTGACCGAATCAGTTTTACCATCTGGTGTGATGGTCTTAGCCGCAGCTTCCGTGATACTAACAGTATCAGAAAATTGAGTAGTAACATCGAACTGGTCTATAGCTTCAGACGCAGTCGCTGTATCTGCGACATTTTTTCCGATATCAAAATCATCAATAGCTTCAGAGGTAGAAACAGAAGCTGTAATCCCCGGTTTAGTTGGGTGTTTAGCAGAAGATTCTATTACAGAAGTTTCATCGTTATCAGCTAATTCACCGACTGTAATTTCTTTAGCATCACTGTCAGACATAGTGACAGGTGTTGGATCAACGTCATCATCCGTTGGATCAAAGTCAATCGGGTTAGTAACAGCTTTAAATATACCTTCGTTGACTGTTACCGAATCACTAGGGCTTAAGTTTATGTCTTTTTCTGGATCAGAATCAGACATTGTAATATCTTCATCTGGAAATTTATCAATTCTTAAAGCAGATGACTCAGTTATATCTACTGATTGAGCAGGTAACGGACGTGTCTCAATTAGTTCATAAGTATATGAAATAGACGCACCGTCTGTAGAATAAGTTATATCTTGGTAAGAAGATGAGTAACTATAAGATGCTACACTAACAGTTACTGAGACGATGGCTGATAGTGTAATATTAGATACACTAACGTTAGCCATTAGAAATTATCCCGTACTCTAAAGTTCAACGTATCGTAAACTGTTTGAACACTACCGTTGAAATTAATTATAATTTCACCTTCATATTCACCGGGGTCTACGTCCAGAACTCCTCCTGAAAAATCAAAATAAACCTTACCGTCAGAGCCATCAGTAAGTTTAGTTGTAGTAATCGTAGATAGAGTAGTTGTACCGCCTTTAAGTTTAAACTTAATAGTAACAGTAGTTGTAGCTGCTGATAAATCTAATGCAGCATTTCCTACATCATCTCTAAGTGTTAGAGTGATTTGAGGTAATTCATCTCCTTGAACTAATTTAATTGTATCAGCCATAATCTACCTCACGCAAACCTCTGCATCTGTACACGCATAGATGCTTTAGATGCACCGAGATTAGTTCTTGCTCTACGCTCTGCAGTCTTCATAACAAACTGCTTAGCATGATATGTATCTAACTCTCTATCACTCCATGTTCTATCTGGTAATACCAGTAAGTGTTGTAGTGCTCCGTGCATAATTACATTTTCTAATTCATCAAGAACTGTTTTATCCATCTTAGTAGCAGTTCTCAACGGTTTAAGACACACTATCATTCTAACATCATAAGTTACAGAATTATCTGGAACTGGTGCTAAAGAAAAATGATCGGGGTCTAATTGTGTTACATACCTAGGTTCCGCCCTCTCATCGACAGCTTGATTAGGCCATTTAGGATACATGTCATACATCTGCTCTAGCGTTACCGGATTAAGTTTATTCTCATTCACAGTAGCCGTTAACACAGCATGAACTTCTGCGTCGTTAGGAGTGTCATACTCATAATCATACGCACCGGGAACTAAACGAATCCTTGGTTGTTCATACCGCCAAGCAAGTGTTTTTTCACACGCTTCTATTGCCGCATCACGAACATATTGTTCTACAACTGGTGTAGGACAACCGGGAACGCTAGGCGACAACCTAGTAACAATACTTAAAAAAGTTCTATCAGCCATTAGACAACATCCTCCTCATCTAGCCCTGCTCGCTCAGTATCAGTTACTTCTCTACTTTGCGCAGCTACACCAAGAGACTGTGTAAACGACTGTTGGAATAACTGTGCACGTTTTGAATTAACGTGTTCGTTGTCAACAGACTCAGCCAAGAAAACCGTAGCATCAATCACAACAGGAAAATAAGCATCTGCTAATAGAGCTACAGTAGTAGTGCCATCATAAGTTGGTGGCGTTTGTGCATATTCACCGACTAGCACTTGTCCGCTAGGGGCTTTCGGATAAATAAAAAATTTGTTTGCGTTTCTAACATGACGCATATAGTTAACAGCAGCACCTGCAGCATCATTCATCCAAGAAGGGTATGCTTGATCTAGTGCTTCTCTGTTTGTTTCAATAATTCCGTTACCATTTTTAACTGAGTAAATATCTATCAATCGAATAGAATCAGAAGGCATAGACTGAATAACAGAATCTGCAGTACAAGTGATGTCACCAATATAAGCAAAAAGATCAGGACGCAACACAGCAATACGCTTAAGCGCTTGGTTTGCAAATCCTATCAGTACAGAATCAGAATAACGCTGTGGGCTATTTGTATCCTGTAGGATTCTTCTTACCTCTGTAATGACATCATTTAATATCATTTAGGCAATCCTTTACTTGCTTCTTCCGCAAGGACTTCAGGTGTAGAGTCTCCATCTTCTGGAATCTCTGTTTCTAAATTTACTTTAGCCTTACGAGTGCTTTGTTTTTTTGTAATAAACTTTTCTGGGAACGCTTGTTCCTCAGTAATTTCTTCAGTGTTAGGATTCTCAGCTAGAATTTCATTCCAACCGTAAATCTCACCATCTTTTATATTTCGTAACCATCGGCCTGCCATCATGATCTCCTTAATGCTTTAACTCTTTTAGCTTCCCCTGCGGGTTGCCCCAAATTCTTTTTTTGTGCAATGCGACTTTTCTTTTCAGAAGCAGTAAGTTCGCTTGAAGTTTTAGGTGTGTCTTTAGATACTCGTTTAGATGGTCTACAATAAGGTGTACCTCGTTTTTCACCTTCACTACGACCGCAGGGTTTACCTGTACGAACATCTACCCACTTCTCCTTAAACCAGCGCTTAAGCTTTGCTCCTTCTTCAGTTTTGCGCACAGCCATATCTTAACCTTTTTTAACACGTTTTGACGTCTTTGTATTCTTATTTTTAGAGTTTCCCCAATTAGACGCTCCAACTTTTCTACATTTAGCCAACGCACCTGACGCATAAGCAGAAGGCCAAACTTTATATGCTTTCTTTACTTTAAAATAACATGCGTCTTTATTAGCCATAATATCACCATTTCTTACACGACCAATATCGTGCTGTCATTTTTGACGGAGGGTTACTATCACAACCGTGTCTTGCTCGAAACGATTTACGACGATTAGGCTGGTCTTTCTTAATAGTCATATTGGCATCACCAAACCGGATAATTTTTTCTTTTCCGTTTTGACATGCTTTCACAACAAACTTTTTACCGCCCTGTACTTGACGCTTTGGCTTATTACAAGCCATCTTTGATTTATCAATAGCCACCAGTCACCTCCTATAAGAGAGGGGGGCCGAAGCCCCCCAATCTATTTAAGAGCAGTCAACCATTACAACTGTTAGAGACATAACCGCTGCGTCTGCTGCGTTAACAGTAACAACATCGATTGTATCTTCTGCAGTGTAATACTTACCATCTGCGTAGCCAGTAGGAGTACCTGCTGACGGAGCAAGAGAATAAGCTGCTGCCGCATTAGCGTTAACACCGTCAAGGTAGCCATCAGGGTCAGTGCCGTCACCGACATCAACCGTAAGAGTGCCACCTTCTGCAGTAGTAACATTTAGAACTACCGAAGTAACCAGCGTGTTAGCTGGAACTTTGATAACTTCTAGAACATCACCTGCAGTTAGTGCTGTTAGACCTGCTGCTGAACGTGCAGTAGTAATTGCTGCAAAGTTCAAGTCTACTGTAATTGCGGATACCTTGTTGATACCTGCTGCAACGTGAGCTGCACCAGTTCCAAGTTGATAACCTTTTCCATCGTTATATGTAGCCATAGTTCAGTCCTCCTTATACGCTTACAACCATAGTTGCTAGAGCTTCTGGCTTAACTACTTTATAGCCATAAACTTGCAAACCACGGATGATGTTACCGAAAGTAGTCTCTGAACGGATAGTCTCCATATTTGTCATCTGAGATGCAAAAGTGAAGCCCATCTTATGACCAGCAATACAGCTGAACTCAGAACCATTTTTATAAAGGTTGTGAGATACATAAACTGTGAATCGGTCAATCATACCAAGTCTACCGTTTCTCAAAGGTGAAGTGCTGTCACCAGTGATAGAAGCATCTTTCAAGTCTGATTGCTTGATAAGACCTGCCATCTTAGCTGGAATGATAAGGAAACGATCCTGTTCAGGACTATTAGCCTCATCCAACACAGTGCCTGCGTCGACGATAGAATCGATAACATTCGACTTAGTTAGAGACAATGGACTACCTGCGACACCTAGGTTTAGGTTGCCAGAGATACGACCAGCTGAAGCACCTTTGTTAGCTGAAGATACATCAGTCAACAGATCAGTTAGAACACGCTGATCGATCTTGATCTTCATACGCTCGGAAGCGTCTTTAGACCACTGATCCATCATTGCGATGTCAGACTGAACTTGGTCAACATCATCTTCAACGCAAGCAAAGTACTCGCCTTTGTCGATAACAAGTTGAAGTTTCGCTTTGTCAGGGTTTTCAACTGCAAGAGTTTGTCCCTTAACATACGTTTTGATGGTGATTTCTGGTGTAGTACGGATATTAACCGTATCTCCCATCTGACGGATTTCACCTTCATAATCCGTGTTCGAGATTGCTGCGAGCACTGTAGCGTCGTAGAAATTCTCGATCAGCTTTCCACTCCAGATTTCTGGAATGAAGTTGCCGCTATAATCGGGGCGACCCCCTGATACTGCAAAAGCCATAATGACCTCCTTTTAATTAAGCAGTTACGATGCGACCTTCCCGCTGTGCAGCGAAAATGTCACGTTCAATTCGACCCCTTTCATCTTCCCTGCCTTTAAACTTTCCTTTACGAACATCTTCGAAAAATTTCGAAATATCCGCTGGGGAGTAGTTCTGACTTGCTTGAGTTGTAGGTTTACCAGAACGTCCACGTCCCGGTGCAACTTGTTTTTCAAGCTGAGAGTTTGAAGTTGGTCGGTTCTCACGAGCAGTTTCGGGTACTCCAAATTCCTTTTGCCAAGCCGCAAAGAAACTCGCTACACGTTTAACATCTAGATTAGATTGTGCATCTTCTAGATACGTTTGACGACTAATACCAGTTAGAGGGTCGACTGCTAACAACCAAGACTGAAAGTCTGCGTTGTTATTAATGTCTTGCCAATTTGGTACCGCATTGGAAAGTCCAGACCAAAACGCTTGTTCGCTAGATGCTTTTTGCTGTGCTTGTACTTGATGTACTTGAGGCACAACACCTTGTATCTGCGCGATCATTTTCTCCAACTGTGCAATACGCCCATTTGCTGTATTGACTTCTTCCCTAGCTGCTCGACGCATGACGTCAATCGAATCCCCATATTCCTTCATATCAGCATCCGTGATTAACGGATCGTTTGATACTTCAGGCTGAGCAGGAACTTGATTCTGCATAGTGCTAAGTAATTGTTCCAGTTGGGCTACTCGGTTTTGCATTTCACGGTTGTTCGCATTTAAACGCGGAACATCTGCGTTATACATACCTTGTAACGTTTTGTACTTTTGTTCCCAAGTTTCTTTTGGTTTAGTGTCTGATTGATTTTGCTCAGAAACCTCAGACTCAGGTGCCTTTTCATTAACACTGTTGGAAGGCTGTTCTACAGGTTTCTCATCAGGTACTACAGTTGCCTCGGCATTTTCTGCCTGTACGTTTTCTGTTTCGCCGTTGAGTTCCTTATACAATGCTTGTACTTCCTCAGACTGTTTTTGAACTTGCTTTGGTATTCCCATAATCGCTCCTATCGGTGTGCGTAATTAAAAGCAGGCTGTCATTTTGACTTTGCCGCCATTTCAGGGGACTCTACTATGAGCTTAATTAGCTCTAACAAAACCTGACACCGCCCCTGTGCAAGTGCCACATTCTGTGTAGCGTTTGGTAGCCGCGATAACTCATCTGATCCCCATTCCTGAATAAACTGTGCGAACTCAGGATATTGGTGAACAATTTGAGCTACTGCTTTGACAACTTCAGGATCAGGTCTTTTCATCTAACCCTCCCTGCGCCACCGTTGCCAACTGTGTTTGCTTCCATTCCACCCTTGGGAGAACCATCAGGCTGTACAGCTTGAGCTTCTGCCTGCTGTTGAGCAGCCATGATCTCAGCCTTAACTTTATCCTGATAACCTTCTCTTTCCCTAGATGGAACAATATCATCCACAGGCATTTGCAACCCTTTGGCAATTTCACGAAGAATCGCGGAACGACCTTTCTTACCAACGATCTCCATATCGATTTCGTTGGCGGTTGCGTTAAGAAACTCAATTCGACGCATGTTGACAGTTTCCTTGACAGCAAGGTTAACTGCACCTTTCGGCATGATATCAACATCGCCTTTAATACTTTCGTCTTCATCATATCGCATGTTATACACAAATTGACGGTGAACAATAGGCTTAATAATGTCACTATCGATGTGCATAACTACTTGACGTATCCCCTTACCGGCTGACCCCATCAACATAGATAACCCTGATGCAGTACGTCCTGCTCCCTGAACATTCAGGTCACCATAAACATAAGAGGGAATGCCTGAATGGTCATCAGCCAATTTGCTAAACTTGTCATATACAGCCATTAATGTATTTGCATTATCGTCTGGCTGAGTAAACCGAACTGCAGGAGAACTAGAACCAAACGGATCATTAGTTACCTGCCAAATCTTCCAAGGATGTAGCTGAGTAATATCTTCATTAGGCGGGATACGCTCAAGATTAACTTCTACTTGAGGGCCTGATGAAATACCCATGTTATTAATTAGTGCACGAGCAGATGCGTTACATACGTTTTGCAAGTCTTGAATGATTTCTGGAATACCTTTACCCCAGAAAGAACCCGGCCCTTTAATGAATGATGTTTTAGCGTAAGGCTTTTCACCTAGCGGATCATAATTAAGTACAGCCTTAATAACGTAGTTACCTACGATCCATACGTTAGCATCGTATTCACGAGCTTGGTCTTCAATTTCTTCTTCGTCCATACCCCATTCAACAAGCATCTTACCGCTGACTTTACCCCAGAACTCTAGAGCGTCATAAATGTCGGTAGGTCTTGACTCAGTATGGAACTTACGTTCTTCTTCATCTTTAAGTAATTCGACATCTTCGTTAACCCAAGATTGTCCATTACCAATTTCTAAAACTTTTCGAATAGCATCTTCGTCATATCCGGGTACGCCGATCATATCCGCCAACTCTGAACGAGTTAGTGGATGATGTTCAAATAAATAACCGTCCTTGATATTCGTAACACCCGGCTCAGGATAAATCTTAAATGGGTCTACTCGTTCAAACTCAGGTGCAATTACTTCAGTTGCCTCGACAGTAGTTCTACCATCAGGGTCTTTCGTATAACCTAACTTACGTTGTCTACGAACGACAGGCCCTTTAAGAAAAGCACATGGGTATGTAACTAGATCAGTGATAAATTCGTTAAATGAATCTCCCCATCCACCTTGTGCAAACTGGTCAGAGATTTTAACTTTCATTTTTTTCGCACGGTTGTCTGCATCTTGCAGCAACTTAAACCTGTAATCTTGCGCGAGCATTTCTTTCATCTCTGCAATATCACTAGGTGTAGGTGCTTGGCCTTTATCCTGTACCATCTTAATAACTTCAGCTGCAAAAATATTTTGTAGTTCTGCAGTCTGGTCAGGTGATAAATCAGGAATAGGGGTTGGTTGCAAATCCCAAGGTGGGGTTCCTTGGTCGAGGAGTATATCACGCAACCAACTTTCTGCTGCACGACATTTGACTTCTGTTATCATCATATAGATATCAGAGCCACCTTGTTCGTGAATCTGTTTTAATTTGTCTGCTTCGTATTCACCATTACGTTGGCGTAATCCCCGAAGCATAATATTTTCGATTGGTTTCTTAGAACGCCTAGCTGCGTCCCAACAAGTTCTAAGGTAACCGGTAATTCCAAGAACAACACTATCCGCTTGACGCTCAGCGAGCGCCTTATCACGCATTTCTTTTTCGCGTTTCGTTAGGGTAGCGTTATCAATTACCTGTAGCATTTATAACCTCTAGTCTTTTTCTTTTTTCTTTTCCAAAATTTCTAAGTCTTTCATCTTGACTACATCTTCGGGATCGTTCTTATCAGTATACACGACTCCTCCGTCCTTGTAGCTTCGGACTTTGACTTGTATTTGCTTGTAAGGTTTACCTTGTCCGCAATTCATAATCAACCTCCAATAAGTATATATAGATCATAGTATACACACAAGTTTGTTTTTGTCTAACACAAAAATAAACCCTCTACCGGGGCAAATCGATAGAGGGTTAAAGAAGGTAATGTCAATGAAACGTTGGATGACACGCATATAATATCAAGTCCAGCCCGCCGCTGCAACCCTCTTGATTGCTCTTTTTTGATTAGTATACGCTGCATCGCTAGCATGATTGATGTGTAACATGAGATATTGTAGCGCTTCTGCAACATGCGAATGCTTGTTCTTTTCGATGTTACCATTCTTGTGATGGAATCTATATCCACCCATCATGGCTGCTTTAAGCTGTGTACACTTAGGGTCAAGTAGGAATGCAGCATCGCCGTCGACTTGCCTCATCAGATAGTCATCCACCGCAGACAAACGTGCTGACACGCTGTTTGTCTTAGCTGGCATAACTCGTAAACCTTCTGCCTTAATTATATCAACTGCACTTCGTTCATCAGTTTGTGCTCGTTGAATACCTGCGGGATCACATATCACTAGGACAGGTGCCGCTGAGAATCTTTCAAATATCATTGGTTTGAGAATGGTGCGGACGAAACGCTGAATGCCCATATCAAAGGAAACCGCCTCATCAAGTATCAACGTCCGCCCGCGAGGGTCTTGTTGCCCTATAACAGCTGCCGGTGTCAACCCCAAATCCATACCAATTACAACCGGACGTACTCCGTTTATGATTGGTCGAATAGGTTCTGACGCAATATGGTAGTCAGGTCTAAAGTATTTATACACAGGTTGTCCCGCAGAACTTAACCCATATTCCCCATCAATATACACACGAATGTATTCTTCTGAACGACCCTGTGTGTCGTAGTACCCATCGGGGAGATTCTCAACATTCTCTGCAAAGTGACTACGACCTGATGGTTGTTTAAACACATCCCATCCGTTGTCGTTAGGACTGACTCCATCTTTCGCATCGAGTCCTTCCATTTGATAGTACCACCAAGTGTCCATGGTCGGGGGGTTAGTATCGCCCCACATTCCATGCCACGTCGGGCCACCATCTTTAGCCGAAGGGAAACGTCCAATACGTTTAGACATCGCATCAACAATGTCAGGGTGAATATCCCGACACTCGTTAAACCATGCGAACGTTAATTCAAGTGAGTTCAAGTTTGCAACATCATCCGCATCGTCTAGCGCACGGAACATGATCTCACATTCTACATCACCCACCTTAAAGAAATACGTCTTGGTGGTACGCATAAAGTTACCACATGAGCCGGGCGGAAACCAATCCAAGAATGTTTTGATTGTCGTATCCTGCAACTGACGTGCAGTTTCTCGGACAATCGCTACTCGTGATTTACGAATACCATTACTGCTTGGATTTTGCATCGACGCCCGACGCACAACTTCAAAACAACTCGCAACTGATTTACCCGAACCAACAGGCCCCATAAGGACACGCATCTTCGAATTAGAGTTCATGAACTCTCGACAGGTTTTAGTTGGAGTGTAGTCTATATTCATTAAATAATAATTCCGCCAAGAATGAACGCAATCACTACTGCAGCAATAACTCCTTTATGAAGCTTCGCTCGCCTTACCCATTCTTGAGGTGTATGACCGAATACAATCATGTTGCCTCCTTTTCATTTATTAATAATACAACATACTGAGTCGGCTGGTGCCGTTTCTTCAGTATCTTAGTTCTATATGATATACCTAACTTTAACAACTCGTAAGTAAAGTTGTCATAGTCAGCTAACTTATTAAACGATTGAGACTTGTGGCCTTCAAAACTTCCGCCGAACTCACTGAGAATCTTCAATCGCTTTTGTTTCTTCAATTGGCTCTGCGTCAATAACAGTAGCTGCATGTTCTTGTCCGCCGAGGTTGATTGTAATTTTAACTCCACCGCCTGTCCCCTCTGTAGTTACATCACCTTTAGGTTCAAGCCCGCCCCATTTGACTGTTGACTTAATTAAGTCTGCCTTCACTGCCGCCGAAGTATCTGGACTATGGATTAAACTCCAAGATGTTGTAAGTAGTTCTTCCGCCTGAGCACGAGCTTTTAACTTAAAGGTCATGCCTTTATCGCGGATTTCATCCCTATAACTTTCTACCTTCTTGAGAAAGACAGGGTCTTTATTGAATACAAGTATATCCGACACAGTAACTTTGTGCCGGTCTTTTACTTCATCTAAAGTCTCGCCGCTGCCTTCTAACATTAGTGCTGTATCAAAAGCTAGACGGTCTGACCACTTCGTGTGTTTTAAGGGCAATGTATCCATATCTGAAAGATTATGCCCAAAATTACCTAGCTGTCAAGCGGAAGTGAAACTTTACACGTTGATTTTTTGGGTCTTGTTATGTGAGGTTTACTTATATGGGGGGGAGGGGTGCGTCGCGTGTCCATGTGCCCCCCCTGTCAATCAATTTAATTTACTCAATAGGCAATAGATAAAACCCTAGTAAATAGGGCATACTTGACAAAACTGTAAATTTAACTCATATTGGAATCATCAACAAAACGTTGATACCCGAACAGGTAGCGGGAATACTACCTAAATACTGGAGGTCTACATGAGTAGAATCTTTGAAGGTAATGTTAGCTTAGTCGCTAACACCAAGGGTGAGATTGCCCTGAAGCGCGACCTAAACGGCGCTTGGAATTCAACTAACGCTAAGGAACTGTATGCCAAGGCTCAGGAACTTAGCAAGGCGAAGAAAATGCCATTACATAAATGGTCTTTCTTCAAGGCTGACGGTGGAACTGATGTTCTACTAATGGCGGACAGATACGGTAATCCTAGGATTACAATCCTACCGCCTAAGGCTGAGGGTGCTACTAAGTCCAAAGTGACTAAGTTAGCGTAACGCAACAGGGGAGGGGTAACTCCCTCCCCACCTAACCGGAGACAATGATATGTCAATGAAGGATAGTAAAAGAGAATACCGAGTAGATTGGATTGAATACGGAAACCTTTACTCAAGATGGTATTACAGAGAAGCCGACGCGAAGAATCTAGCATTCCAGCTGACGCATGACCCAGAGATCGAAGCAGAAAACATAATGATCTCTCACAATCCAGCAAGGAAGCAACAACTAAGCTGGAACTTCTAAAACAACTGAGGGAATCCGAACAGGGTTCCCTCTTTTTTTGTGCCCAATCCACAGACAAACAACTAGATCGATGTAGGTTTTGGTTCTTATTTATTTTTTAATAATATATATCCCATACGTCGGGGGGTTTTGGCTCGCCATTACCTGAAGTTACAACTGGTATTGGTACTAAACTTGACAAGATGATGGTACTTTTGGTGTAAACTTTGGAACTATCTAGTATCTAAACGCTAACTTGACACAACTTATAGAGATTTAGATACCAAAAGTTTACATCTTGACACCTGTAAACCCTTAAGAAACCTAGGTTTACACCATATGTGCTCAAGAAAACTATCTAAACTATCTAAAATATCTATATAATTTACATACATCATTCACCAAAAGCATTTCTCTTGTGAAATATAGGAATCGCGGTAGCCAAGGATTACCTAATTTCTTTTAGATATTCTAGATACTTCCTCTCAACACGTTGAGATACAAAGGGAAATGCTATCTGATATCCAATATAAACCACAACATACACTCAGATAGTGCCAACACCTAGTAGATAATTACTTGTTTAAACCTTACGCTTTCTCTGTGTACGGGGCCAAACTTGACAAATCGCCGACGCTGAGCCAAACTGGTCGGGCTTTCGGGGTTCCGAGATTATTCGGGATTCCAAAGCAACTTAACCTATGAACTTTACAAAGGAGGTCTATCATGGCTAAGATTTACGAAGGTAATGTATCTATCTTTAAGAACACTAAGGATAAGATCGTTGTTAAGGCTGACCCTAATGGTCAGTTCAATGCTGATTCAGTTGATGCTCTTGCAAAAACTATGACTGAGATTGGTACTGCTAAGAAGTGCGAGGTAAACTTCTTCATACCTGACACTAATACTAGTGACTTGAAAGCAATGCTTTTAGTCAATCGTTGGGGTCAACCGTATGTAGCATTCTTACCTAACGGTACTACTGCAACTAAGAGCAAGATTGAGAAACTTGCTTAAGCGATTCAGGGAAGGTGGTTTCATACTGCCTTCCCTTTTCGTGTTTCTAAATTTAATTCAAGGAGGTATTCAATGACGCATTGTGTCTATTGTTCTACGGAAGTTAATGACAAGCGTGTAAAGTTAGGATACAATACTTGTATGATTTGTGGAGATAAAGAAGCAAAGTCAAAAGTTTTTACAGTGCTTCCTCTGCATAAATCTAATTACATGCTAGTTACCAATCGGGAGGACTTGATTGGTTTCAACACTAAGGGAGGTATAGTCAAATGAAAGATAGTTTATTTTTCTGGATAGTATTCGGTGCCATGGCATCAGCAGTGGTAACACTGATTGATATATGGTTCGAGTTAGGATGGTTCTATGTTTACTAAGATACTTAGTTTCATAGGGTCATCCCTAGTAGTCGTTGCATTCAGTCTATTGATGCTGTTCGTATTAATCAACTTCATGTTGGGTTGTGAAAGTTGGGATGAACAGTATTGGACTGCTTACAACAGTTGTATAACCCCAACCCAATTTATAGGAGCATTCCTACCATGAGTAAGACTGCATTGAAACTTTTCATGCTACGGCATTCGAAAGGTGGAGCGTTAGTGAAAGACAGTGAAGGCAATCCGCTGTATTTCCACGACAAGATGATTGCCAAAAGAAGCAGGAAGGATAACCAAGTTGTTACCTATGGCCCTGACCATCGTAAGTTTAAAGGAGGTGAATGATGCGAGCCACGTTAATGAAACAAACAATTAAATCTTTGTTCCCTACACAAAGAACAATGGCTATCGAAGGTAGCCCCGGTGGTGGTAAGACTACCATCTGTGAAGAAGTTGCCAAGGAATTGCAGGTAGGTTTCATCGAGAAACATATGCCTACAATGCTAGTGGAGGACTTCGGTATCATGTATCCCAATGGGGATGACATGTTACACTACAAACTACCTGACTGGTATCCGTCAGATGACAGAACGGATATACCTGACACAGGTATCTTGTGTTTCGATGATAGAAACCAAGCCAATGCAGACTTGCAGAAAGTATTGGCTAACATCTGTCAAGCACGAAACCTACACGGTAAACCACTGAAGAAAGGTTGGATGGTTGTCTCGACAGGTAACCGACAGTCTGACAGGGCAGGTGCTAACCGTGTTCTTTCTCATCTGCGTAACCGTGAGACTGTATATGAACTAGAGACACACCTTGATGACTGGTGTTCTTGGGCTATCGACCATGGTGTCAAGCCTGAGGTTATCTCGTTTATTCGTTTCCGTCCTAACCTGTTACATGACTTTGATCCACAGCGTGACCAAAACCCTACACCACGTTCATGGGTAGAGGGTGTATCCAATGCCATTGGTATTGTGCCTGTTGATGCAGAGTATGAAACATTCAAGGGTGCAGTCGGTGAAGGTGCGGCGGCAGAGTTCGTTGGATTCGTGAAGATATACCGAAAACTACCGAACCCTGACAACATCATCATGAACCCTACAACATCTGAAGTTCCTGATGACCCTGCTACGTTGTATGCACTGTCTGGTGCTATCGCTGAACGTGCAACTGTCAACAACTTTGAGCGTGTTTGTACCTATGCCGAACGTATGCCACCTGAGTTCAGTGTTCTTAGTGTCTCGTATGCTAGCCGGAAGAACCCTGACTTGGCTACTACCCAAGCGTTTACGAAGTGGGCGGTTAACCATCAAGATGTATTGTTCTAATGGGATACAGAAGTAACGTCTGTATTGCTATTGCCTTTGACAGTGTTTCCAAGATGCAATCCTTCCTAACGGCTAGGAAGATTAATGGTACTTGGAAGCACTCTGACTACGCATCACTTGATGAGTGGACAGTAGGGCATGGTGATAACTTTGGCATTCTTTGTTTCGAAGCAACGGATGTCAAATGGTATGACGATTATGAAGATGTCAAATGGTTCAAAGGTATCAGGGAAGATGCCGTTGAAAACTTTGCGGCAAATGCAAAAGAACTACGAGTTGGTGAAGATACCAACGATGTAGAGGAGGAATGGTATGGCGAAGATGACCGCCTTGCTGATGTCCTCAACGACTATGTCTACATGAATCGATACTATGTGAAAGACATAGAAACTAAACCTATGAAGGAGGTTTTCAATGAAACTAAGTGATAAGGCACTGCTAGTGCAACTGAATGTATCACAGTGGACTGCTCGTAAGTATGACAAGAGAGCCACTGAACAGGTTGCACAACAAAACAATACTGCCATTGGTGCAGGCAGGTATAACAAATCGCTGTTACCTATGAATGATTATCTCGATAATGTTCATAAGAAAACAACAGCAATCAGAGCAAAGTATTATGCCAATACCCTACCATGGGGTATCGAAGGCACAATGCTACTACCATCTGCAAACTATCTGAACTTCATGACTGAGTTCAGGAAAGAGAAAGCAGAATGGCAACAACTTGTGGATACATTTTGGAATGAGTATCCACGATTGAAGCAAGACGCACAACGATACTTGGGTAATCTATACAACGCAAGTGACTACCCAATGCTTCACGATATACAGCGTAGATTCAATATGGATTTGGCTGTATTCCCTGTGCCATCTAACGACTTCCGTGTTCAGATATCAGACGATGAGTTATCTCGTATTCAATCTGATGTTGAAGCACGAGTTCAGGATGCGGCACAACAAGCGATGAAGGAAGCATGGCAAAGGCTGTATGACAAAGTCAAACATATGGCTGAGAAACTTGCTGATCCCAAGGCTGTGTTCAGAGATACATTGGTTGAGAATACCAAGGAAGTATGTGCTGTCTTATCAAGACTTAACTTTGCTGATGACCCTAACTTGGAAGCCTTACGACAACAAGTTGAGAGTTCATTGGCTAACAACCACCCTGATAGTCTGCGTAATGACCCTGACTTGAGACGTGATAAAGCGGCTGAAGCCAAGGCAATCATGGACAAGATGGGTGCATTTATGGGAGGTAACAATGGAAGTTGAGAAGCGAATCAGTAAAGCAAAGACTGCATTGATTCTTGAGCATCCGTTCATTGGTAGTGTTGCACTTAACATGCCAATGTCCATTGATAACTCTGTCCCTACTGCGGCTACCAATGGTAAGCGTGTGGTATTCAACGAGGATTTCTGCAATGGTTTGAACGATGAGGAACTTAAGTTCCTTGTCGCTCACGAATGTATGCACCCTATGTTGGAACACAATTTCCGTAGAGGTGAGAGAGACCCACGCAAATGGAATCAAGCGGCTGACTATGTCATCAACAAACTACTGACTGATGAGGGTATCGGTAAGATGCCACCTCAAGGTTTGCTTG